GATTTTTTTACTGGAGTTGTTTTAACAGTTAATTGTTGTGTGATATTGTGTATTTCGCCTTCTAGTTTTATTTGCAATGCTGCTAAAAATTTAGCATCTTTTCCGGAAATAGAAATTTGCTCTAAAGATTGACGAATAGCTTGCACCTCTGCTAATGTTAGTGTGACTTGAAATGATTCCATAACTTATTATTTTGATTGTTGTTCAATAAATTGATTTTGTAATTTAACGACTAGGCCGTAGAATTGTTCTACTTGTTCGCCTCGTATTGTAACATCTTTTAAACATGTTAACAAGAATCCTATCTCGTCTTGTGTCAATGCACTGTCAGAGATAGGATTTTTTATTTCGGTTGGTTGATTACCAGTAATTTTAGATAAGATACCCATTGTAACTTTTTTTAATTATATTATATTTTATGCATACATCCAAATTGTACCGTCTGTATTTGTATAAATTGCACCTTCTTTAACAAATTCACCAGTAAGTGGTTTTGTCGATGTATGTGCAGTTTCGGTAAATACTATACCAGCAAATGCACTATTACCATTAGTACCAATTGTCATTGCATTTGTTGTGTCAGTTAATCCATTTTGGTATCCCCATCTATCCGTTGCCGAATCAAATCCGAACGCAATATTAGCATCAGAATCAGATCCGCGATCTATTATAATACCTCCATCGCCTGCAGCTGCAGAACCAGATGCTAATAATATGAATTTATCTTCAACATGTAACTCACTCGTATTAATAGTTGTAGTAGTACCTTGAACATATAGATCGCCAGCTACATTTAAATTATTATTAACGTTAGTTGTACCCGTTCCTGCACCGATACTTACTGTTGTTGCAGCTCCACCTAAATTTAATGTAGTTGCATTAGTATTAAATACTGTGACAGTACCTGTTGATGTAGTTGTAATATCGCCACCGTTAACAGCAATATCACCGGTTAACGTTAAATTAACAAATTGCGGAGAGTCACCAGTCTGTAAACCTAAGTCTACAGTAGATCCAGCAACACCATTTGTAGTTAATACAACTTCGCCTTGTGCCGCACTTGATAGGGATGATCCTGATACTAACCCAGATGGTGTACCTGTTATACCAGACCATGGTGCGGTTGATGCAAATGATGAACTAAGAGCTTGCGATGCATATGATGCAGTTGCAGTAATAGTATTTGTTGTTGCATTATATGTTAGCCCCGTAGAATCAACTCGTTGTGCTAAGTTACCTGTTGTCGCATCTACAAACGTAATATAATATGGACCTGTACCAGTTGTGGTATTGGTTACTGCGGTATTAACTGCGTTAGTTGCATTTGTAGCCCAACTTGCAGTACCAATTAACGCTCCTGTCAATGAACCAGTAAATGATGCTGATACTCCGGTTACTGCAATTTGTGATGTTAATGCTAAACTATCTCCAGTATCAGTTGTAGTTAAATTACTAGTCCCAGCACCAGATCCAGCTAAGTCAGTTACAAGGTTACCATATGTTATATATTTATTTGCACCATCGTTAATATATATCTGATCTGTAGTTGCTAAATCTGTTTTTGCTGTAGTAGGAAATGTAGCAGTTACGCCAGTTAACCCAGTACCATCACCGTTAAATGAACCAGTAAATGAACCAGTTAAAAACGTAGTAGATTGTGATGTAGTTATTTGTTGATTTGTTCCAACTTTTACCGCAATGCTAGCTGTGAGTGCTGCTAATTCTGCCTGTGAGCCAGAGACAATGACTTTTCTCCATTCTGCCATGATCTAAAATCTTTCTTTATTAATAAATATACAATACTTTTTTTTTACACATCCAGTCCTACAAAAAATGAACCTGATGTAAAGTACATTCCGCCATTTGGTGCTGGATTGTTTAGTTCTACTGATTGTGTTGCTAAAACTACAACTCCACTTTGTGAAACTGTAAATATATTATTACCTGCAAAATTTTTTATTAAGAAAATATCATTAACATCACTTTTAATTGTCAATGAGCCTGTAATTACAGCACTTCCGGAATAAGGAAATACCGTTGCATTTTGAGCATATGAAGCACTAAGTGCAAATGATGCAGTGATATCGTATAATCTATTTTCTAATTGTTGTGGTTTAAACTGCCTACTCATTATGCCCACCTTCCATTAATTACTACAATATAATCAGACTGAATATCATAACCTAATATAGTAGAATCAAATACAATAGTTTGTAATGATGTAGTTGATGGAATCCAATTATACACTGCTTTATCTATATACTGGCCGTTTATATATACATCAAACTCATTAACTGTTGCTGGTGATAATGTTATTGGATTGATTGCTACACTAACTGGTACGGTTACTGTAGTTGTGTTAACATATGTCGCAATCTCATCTCGCATATTTATTATATATGACATTGCCGATGAATCGATTGTTAAGTTATTACCACCTTGACCCGTTACTAACATTGTTGCACCACTAAAAATTTGTTGGGATGCGGTGCGTAATGCTAATGGTACTGTTGTTGATTCAAATAAATCATCAGGTAAATCTAATATTGTATCAAATGAAACTTTTTTAATTGAATATCGTTTTTTAATTGTAGATATTTTAGATTCTTGTTCTGATAACAATGATCCTTGGACTGTTAATGGAACTGTTGCTCGTACAACTCGATCTTCACCGGTAGTGTTAACTGTTTCAAATGATATACTACCAATTGAAGTTTCAAATCGATTTCCTTCATTTCCCCATGCATACCTACCATATGGTAATATTTGATCTATAAGATCATTTAATTGTGTCGTAAAATCACACCAAATTAACATTTCATATTCCAATGTTACATATTTTGGTATATCGATAACATATACGATTTCTCTCGAAGCTGGTATTTGATTTGGTATTGGTACTAATTCATCTTCATATCGATTTATAGGATTGTATTTTTGTTTTACAGTAATAAAATTAGATCCAGGCATTCGATTAACATCTAAACCTTTAAAATTATCTCGTTCTACAACTGAAGTACGTTTTAACATAATCATAGGGCATTGTATCATACCCTTTTCATCACGAATGTAGCCTAATTTTCTAGCATTATCCCACTTTTCTCCATTGGCATATATAACTGGTACTGAGATTAATTCTTCTCGTTCTTGTATTTGTGGTTGTATTTCATTATCAATGTACCATTTAATTGCAAAATCAATATCATATAGTGTGCGATTTTTTGTACGTATAACATCATCATCACGTCGAGTTTGTTCAGCACGATTTAATATACGATCTGGGTCTAATCCTTCTGTTGTAGATGGGTTAGGTTTATTTGTTTTACGATCTATATTTTGTTTATTATATCTAGCCATTATTACCTATGTTTATATGTATGATCGTTGTTGCCACCAAATCTTAAATTTTTAATACCAGCTGGTGTTTGCCTTGTTGCATGAGCATTGCATATAACAGAAACACTATATCCATGTTCTGTACCATTTGGCCATGTTTCAGGATTTTTACCTACAAAGTATTGATTTGCATCTATATTATCTAGTTCATAATATTCATTGTCCCAAAACACAATATCACCAACTTCAGGAAAAAATGCAGCTCGTTCTAAAATATCTCGAGATATTGCAAATTGTGATGTACGAGTATAAGAATGACCATAATCATCCATTACTGGTGTTTTATCATCTTTTGTTATTAAACAAGGAATTAATATTGAATTATAAAATGATTTTTTGTCAGATTCTCCGTATATATTTGCTGCACTAGTTTCTATATGCAATTTAAAGAATTCAATTTCTGTGTCTACAATAGCATTTATAACTTCAGAATTTACTGAAGCTATAAATCTTGCATCTCGCTTACCACCAAATAATGCCATATTTTATCCTACGTATATTTTTAATGGAACTTTTGCTAATATTTCGTTCATTTGTGTAGATTCAGCATTTTGTCGCGTTAGCATTTGTTCTTTTGTTAGTTTTTCTAAAAATTCTCGAAGTTGTGTAATTAATGCATCTTTTTCAGATTGACCTTGTTGTAATAAATCAGATCCGTTTAATGTTACTTCAGCTCCTGGTATTGGAATACTAGAATATTTACCTCGAATAAATCCTAACATTTCTTTTGCTACCGCAGTTCCATATTTGAATATCCAAGATCTACCCATATCATTAATTGTACTGTATGTTTGATATGTATATGGTATATTTGATGCGTCACTTACAACACCCGGGATAAGTGCTGTATTACCAAATAAGATGGCATCTCTGCTTTTTTCTTCTTCAAATAAATATTCTATCCATACTTTGCTGTAAAATATAGATGAAGCTGATGAGCCTGTTCTGAATGTTGGAACTGGCCAGAATTTAATATCATCGCCATGTATCTCAAAAGTATAATGTGACTTTCTAATTTGGTCATTGAATTCAATTGATTGCAATCTCAATAAATCTGCGTGTATTGGCATCATCATGAAACTAACAGACGGTGAAAATCCACCAAAATTAAATGCATCTAATAATTGTTGTGAACCTAACCCAGTACCAACAAATGGATCAAAGTATCTAACAATTGCAGGAGGTGCATTATGCAATACTCGACGAACTTCAATTGAACTAGTATTTGATAGTACAACGCCTGATTCAGCTAATGATGCAGATACTGCTTTTCTTATACTATATGTTTGTTGACCTGGTGTTACATCGATAACTGCTTGGCGCCATCTCACACCACCGCCACTATCAGCTTCAGTACCATATGCTTTAGATAACTTAGTAATATAACTCAATGATGAACCAACATTGACCCCACTTAATGAACCACCCCCTAAGAAGCTAGATCCAGTTTGTACACCTAATGTATTTACTAAGTTATTAACTATATTGCCTTGATTAATCTGATTAGAATACTCAATTATAGCAGCCTCTAATGCGGTATAAAAGTTTATATCCTTTAATTCTATATCAACTATAGGATATCCCATTTGTTGTGCTGCATATTTTGCAAAACTATCTGCATGTTGTTGGAACATCGGATCTGCATCAAAAAATCCGAATGGTGTAGAACCTACCGTAAATGATGAACTTCCCGGCCATAT